AAATACTGCCTGAAATAAGAAAAATGGGAAATGAAAAGAAAATTTTACTGAAAATAGATACGGAAATAAGTAATTTTAAGCTTACATCCAATTATAGCGCCACATCAGGAGCGAAACAGAAAAATCAGACTAAAACAATTATTACTTTGAATGACGGAGGTTCAACTTTTATAGGCGGATTAAAACAGAATGTGAATAAGGAAACAGTAAGGAAAGTTCCTATACTGTCAGCAATACCAATAATTGGTCCACTTTTCAAATATAAACGGAAAAATAATGAAATAAGGGATATTTATATCGAAATAGAAGCAGTAGTCCAGAAACGGGAAAAATAAAACATAAGAAGCCATAAATTTTCAAATTTCTACAAGAATTATTAATCTGAAATTAATGATATAATCTAAAATATATAGTATAATATATAAAAATGAGTTTATAAATACAAAGAAAAATAATTTAGATTAATTTCAGAAAGAGGATAAAGTATGATTTCATTTGAAAGACTGAAGGAAATACTGGAACGTTTCAGTAAAGTTAAAATTGCTGTTGTTGGCGACATGATGCTGGATGAATATTTAATAGGTAAAGTATCAAGGATATCTCCTGAGGCGCCTGTTCCTGTAGTGAATATTGAGCAGGAAAGATTTGTTCTTGGAGGGGCTTCAAATGTGGCAAATAACCTGAAAAGCCTGTCAGCACAAGTTTCTGTCTATGGAGTTGTCGGTAAGGACAGTAATGGAGAAAAATTTGTAAAAGAATTGGAGTCAAAACTGATAGACCCGTCAGGAATTGTCATAGATGAAACAAGACCTACAATAATAAAAAGCAGGGTACTTTCTCAGGGACAGCAGCTGTTGAGACTGGACTGGGAAAAGGATACTGATATTACTGAGAATATACAGAAAAAGATTATAGAAAATGTTGAAAAGAATATTGAAAATACAGATGCATTACTTCTTTCAGACTATAATAAGGGTGTGCTGACGGAGTTTGTTTCCCAGAGCATAATAAAAATAGCCAAGAAATATAACAGGGAAGTTGTTGTAGATCCTAAACCTAATAATTTTAAAAATTATAAGGGTGCCACTTCAATGACACCTAACAGAAAGGAAATTCTTGACTATTTTGGAATGAAGAAATTTCAGAATGAAGAGGAAATTGCACAAAGAATGTCAGAACTGAAGGAAGAGCTTGCACTTGACAATGTAGTTCTGACAAGAAGTGAAG